AGCCGGTGCCCACCAGAAAAACCGCGGGACTTTTACGGAATTATTTCGCCGGCGATGGTTCGTCCCCAGTCGGCGCGGTTGATGTATTCAGCAGCGGACAGCGCAGCGGCGGCGGCGATGTAGTAAGTCCTCTGTTCGGTGGAGCTCAGTACTTCCCAGGCGGCCGGCGCTTCAGCCGGCGGCAGCTGTTCGGCGGCAGCGAATGCGGCCAGGGCTACAGACTGCATGGCATCGGGGTTAGTCATTAGCTGTTCCTATCGTCAGGCGGGGCTTAGTAGTTCTTCAGGGCTCTGAGTATGGCGCGGGTCCAGGTCGGCCACTCGGTGATGTAGTCACCGCTGCGGCAGAACCATGTGTGGCAGTTGTCGCACTCGCTGCACTTATAGACGCGTGGCTTCAGGTAGTTGACCGGGGCCGGCGGGTCAGCCGGCGTTGCTTTGCGGTACATCGTTACCACTCTCTGGACGGGGCAGCCAGGGCCGGGGTGCGGGTGGGGTCCAGGGCTGCGGTGGCCTGGTCGTAGGCCGGCGCCGGGGCGGCGGACAGGTCCAGGCCGGCGGTGTAGGCGTACCAGCGGTCCACCGCCGGGATGATGTATTCCGGGCGCTGGGTGCGGCAGCGTTCCAGCACGGTTTCCCGGCCGGGGTCACACGTGATGATCTGCCAGTGCATGCTGCGGTACATGGCCAGTTCATCCGGGGTGGGGATGGCGTGGATTATCCAGACGGTAACGCGTTCCTTCAGCCGGGTGGCGCGTTCGATGGCTGCCTTGCGGGCGCCGATGGCCACGTGGCGCACGTGCGCCGGATAGGTGTGTGACTGGGCCAGTTCCAGGGGCATCAGGGCGCGGGCGATGGCGTCGAGGTCGATGGCCACGTCCGTGATGGTGGCATGCTCGCGCACATAGGTGGACTTTCCGCCGGCCGGCGGGCCGATGACAACGCACACGCGGGCGCCGAAGCCCGCGCCGCCCAGCACGCGGTTGCCGCGTTTTGAGTTGCAGCTGCGGCATGCCGGCTGGAAGTTCTCCAGTGAGTCGTCCCCGCCCAGGCTGTACGGAATGCGGTGGTCCTTGGTGGTGGCCACGCGGGTGCAGCCGGGCAGGCGCAGCGCGCAGGCGTTCCCATAGGTTTCCAGTACCAGCTTGGTCAGGGCCGTGGAACTGCGGCCACTGCGCCTACCCACGCCGGCGCACCTTCACCGCGTGGGTGGGATTCCAGCGGCGGTGCATCATGGCCACTGTGCTGGCCACTGGCCGGCGTATCCGCTGGCTGAGTGGTCCACACTGCACACATACAGGCACACGCTGGTTATTCCAGCGCTGAAGCTCTACCCATAGCCGATTCATACTGCACGCTCCACCAGGGTGCGGGTGAAGCCGGCCGGGTGCGGCATCGCTCTGTGGTCTTCTGCGAGCCTGAAAGCGTCGCCTAGGGGTACGGGGCCTGAAGTCCATTCGCAGGCCACGCATGACGCCGTGGCCGCGTTTTTACGGCGGTCATAGCGGCGCTGCTGGGCGGCGCCGGCCAGCCAGCCGGTGAACATGCAGGCGCCGGGCAGTAGCCAGGACAGGATTTCAAGCATTTTGGGATTCCTTCGCGGTGGTGGTGGTCTGCTGGTTTTCGACTACCCAGCGGTGGCAGATGCCTGGTACGTAGCGCACCTGTTTTCCAAACTTGGTGAATGCGGGGCCGGTTCCCTTTGAGCGCAGCTTGGCCACCTGGTGGATGGACAGCTTGGCGTACGCGGCGAATTCGGCGGGGGTCCACAGTTCAGGCTGCATGGCGGGGTGTGTCCTTCAGGGCGTCATCCAGGCCGGCGTCGGCGTCGGCCACATGGGTGCGGGCTGCACGGTACTGGCCGGCCGCTGCGGCGTAGCGGGCATATGTTTCGGGGGCGGGGTCCGCTTCCCAGGCTGCCTTGCGGCGCAGCACTTGGGCGGCGTACGCGTCGGCCACGTCCACGGCTTCGGTTAGGCGTGTCTGCGCAGCGGCCACAGCGCTGCTGTACTTGCTCACGGCTGCTGGCCTTCGGCGGCGGCTTCCAGCATGGCTTGCGCTACGCGCTGGAAGTAGCGCAGGTGCATGCGTGCGGTGCGGGTTCCCGATACCGGGGAAGCCAGGCCGTAGTTGCGGTGCATGCGCTCTGCCATGGCCACGGTGTTTAGCGGGGAAGCAGCAGCGGGCAGGAGTTCAATTTCCGGCTGGTTGGTGGGATAGGAAGCATCCATCAGGCGGCACCCGCTCCCGTCAAAGGCTGCTTTTCATCGCGGTGTTCAGCACAGCGGAAGTACTGCTGGCCGGGGTGGGTGCGGCGGCGGACACCGGAATCGCAGCCATCATGCACGCAGGAGACCATCGGGTTGTTCTTGCCTTCAGACTCGCACTGGCTGCAGTAGGTGCGGTGCTTGCTGGCACGCGGTTGTCCACAGGCCCAGCAGATTGTCGCGTCCGCTGGTGACGTACCCGACTCAGGCAACCCCGGTGATTCAAAGGGTGGTTCTAAAGGATGGTTCTTTCTAGAGACGTTTTCGTCTCCGGTAGAGGTGACGTTTTCGTCTCCGGTAGAGGTGACGTTTTCGTCTCCGGTGCTGTTTTCGTCTCCGGTGCGTGGCCGGTTATCCACATAACCGCCGGTTCCCTTGCGGCTGCGGGCGATTTTCTGGTCCTGGATGCGGTGCTGGGTGGTGCCGTCGCACTCGGGCGGGCAGGAGAGCAGGAAGTGATAGAGGTTGGGGCGCAGGTGGTCAGGAATGTTGCGCATGCCGCCTTCCTTGGTGTCCACGCTGATTTCTCCCAGCTTCACCAGGGCGGCGATGGCTGCCTGGACTCGCCGGGGGTGTACGTTGGCGTACTTGGCCAGCGTGGCCACCTTGGGGAAGCTGCCGGCGTCACCGTCGTGGCTGGCGATGCCAACCAACACCAGTTTGGTGGTGCCGCGTGCCTTGGAATGGTTCAGAGCGATGCTCATGGCTTCGATGCTCATGCGGTGGCCCTGCCTGTCCGCTTCAGCTGCGCAATGTCAGCCACGGCAAAATGCCGGGGGCGCAGCGGGTAGGGCTGGGGTGCAATCCGGCCATCGGCCACATAGCGTTCCAGGGTGCGAATGGAGACACCGATAAATTTGGCGGCGTCTGATTTTGGCAGGGTTTCCGGTTCCCCATCTTGGGGTAGTTGTCGGTGCGTCATACAGCGACTATATACCGGGCTGGCATGATCTGCGTGCAGCCCTTCCCGGCGTGTCGCACTATGGCGTACTAAGGGGGCTGAAGTTTACTAACGAGTAGTAAAAATAGGTAGTGCCTACGCCGTTTTATGTCGCTCTGCGCCGTACCATGTCGGTATGGCAAACGATCAAACAGGCAGCAGCGGCGTCAATGTTCAGCTTGGCCGGCGTATCCATGCACACATGGAAGCGGCAGGCATGACGCAGGGCCGGCTAGCGGCAGCATTAGGGCTCACTCAGGCTGCGGTCAGCCGGAAACTGTCTGGTGAGCGGCCATGGTTCCCGGCGGAACTGGTGGAAGTCGCGGAAGCGCTGCGCGTCTCGGTGGGTGAACTGTTCGGGGAACTACCGACGCCGGCGCCGCTGCATGCGACGCCGGCGCGGTGCCTGGAACTGGTGCCGGCCTAGCGGCTCAGGATGCCGACGGCGATGGACACCAGGGCGGACAGGAAGGTGCCGGCCAGCCCTAGCACCAGCTTCGAGTAGTGGTCTTCCAGTGACTTGATGGCGTCGTCCTGCTTTTTGTCGGTGACTGCCTGCGCGGCAGCGATGCGGTTCACGTCCTCCCAGTCCGGGCGACGGTCCAGCTTTTCTTCTATGCGGATTAGCGCACCCTGAAACGAGACTAGCGCTCTGGTCATTTCCCCCGGTGTCCAGTCGCTAGTTGGCACGGCGTCTTCCGGTGCCGGCGGGGATGGCCGGCGGTGCCTGTCGTTCGGTCTTGAAGTAGCCGGCAGTCGTGGCCACCAGCACGGTGATGGCTGCGGCGACTTCGGCCGGCAGGTCCAGGCCGGCCAGCCCGGCAGCCCACACCAGCACAATGGCCAGGGCGCCGCCGGCGCCGGCGGCCGTCACTTTCGAGGTTGGCGTCAGGTTAGCCATGGGTGAATATCTCCGTCAGGTTGATGATGATGGACAGCAGCGGCAGCACAGACAGTGCCAGGTACAGCACTCCGGCGGCGACGGCTGCCACGGCCAGGACCGTGGCAGCCGTTACCCAGCGGCGCTTCATTACAGGCGGGCCAGGCCGGCCAGGTTGTTTCCCAGCCCGTTCGCCCAGATGAAATAACCGCTCTTGGTCTTTACCCAGGCGTCGTCCTGTACGCCGTCGTTGGGGTAGGGGTCCTGTCCCTGGACGTAGCCGACGGCGGCGACTCGGGCACCCTTGGCGATGCCGTTGGGGTACGCTGCGGCGACGTTGCCAGGTTCCACGCGCGGTGATGTGCGCACGATAACCACGGGCGCGGTGACGGTCAGCAGCTTCACACCGCCGGCGCCGGGGGCGCTGGTGCCGCCGCGCACCTTATCCGGGTTGGGGCGTAGCCAGCCGGTCAGCTGGCCGGTTCCTCCCTGGTACCAGCGCATAAAGGCGCGGTGCGCTGCCTGGTTGGCCAGGCCGTTGGAATTCTGCTGGATGACTTCGGCGCCTTCCGGGGTTACCGGGCCGTCGAAGTCCACCACGGCGGTATGCCCCCAGGCGTTCGTTGGGGAACCTCCCCAGATCAGCACGTCACCGGGTGCCGGCAGTCCGACATTGTGCCAGGTCCAATATTCCTTCGGGGCCACGCGGGGCAGGTTCTTCGCGCCGTCCACACCGCCGATGGACTGCGGCCACGGCACGCCAAAGATGTATTCGGCGTAGTGGTCGATTACATCGACGCACTGGAGCCCATAGTGCTTATCCGGGTCCATGCGCAGCCCGGCTGCCGTGCCGAACCATTCCAGCTGTACGTCTTTCATTTGGGGTTCCTTCCCTCGGTGTTGTGCCGTCAGCGGTGCAGCGGCGGGATGGCTGCGGCAAAACGTGCATAGCCGGCGGCCGTTAGGTGAATGTCGGTGGGCGTGGCGCTGAAGCGTTTATCCAGGGTGGCGCCGTCCGGGGCGGTGACTTCCGCCGCCGTGTCCGGGGCGGCCAGCACACGTCCGGGCAGGGCAGTGGTTAGGTGTTCGTTCCACTCCTTGCGGACAGCTTCGGCCGGGTCGCTTGAGTCATGCCGGGGCAGGATGGTGGTCGCGATGATGTTCTGCGACATGCGCGCGGCGAACCTGCGGCGGACCTGTTCAAAACGTTGCTTCAGCGTCGGCACGTCGGCGCCGCCGAAGATGTCATTGGAGCCCATGGAAAACACCACGGCATCCACGCGTGGCTGGGTGGTGCCGTACCGGTTCCAGGGCGCGGCGGCGTAGTCCATCCAGGCCAGCATGGTCGAACCGGAATCGGCGTACAGGACGGGCACATGGCCGTTCTGGCGTGCATGGGCGTAGGCGTAGGAATCATAGACCGGCAGCCTGGAGGATAGGCCGACGGTCAGAGAGTCGCCATAGTAGGCCACTACGGGCACGGATTCGGGCAACTCCAGTTCCAGCCAGATGAACAGCGGTGCGGCGCCGGTCAGGCGCAGCCCGGCGGGGGCGGGCTTGTTCCAGTCGGCGGCGGAATCGGTAATCCAGCCGCCGGATACGCCGGCGAAATTCTCCTGCCCTTCGGCGCAGGTATAGCCACCGGTCAGCAGCCATTCCTCCCCTGTCGAAATTGGCTGGGCGGACCAGTCACTAACCCATTCAGCACCATTGGCCGGGGTGGTGAAAGCTCCTGCTAGGGCGATGGGCTCGGACGCCAGCTGGCCTTCGTTGGCCAGGGTCACAACACCGGCATGGCGCTGGATTCCCAGGCCGGTGAAGGATAGGGCGCCGGCATACAGGGTGCCGTAGCGGGGGTTCATGTTTCGGATATGCACGCGGAACCGGAGCGGCGTCGCGGGCAGCCGGAACGGCAGCCGGAATGAACGGGAAGCGGCGCGTTCGGTGCCGCCGGAGTTGCCGGCCGATAGCGCATAGGGCACCGTCCGAAGTCTGCCGTCACCTATTCGGGCCCAGGCCGTCCAGCCATCTGTCTGCCGGTTGCGAACCCATATTTCCGATGGTGTCGTGGCCGCCGTGGTGAACCGCTGCACTGTTACCGGCGGCGTGCCGGAACCGAAGGTGAAGGCTTCCACGATGCCGGGGGCGGCCACCGGAAGCTCCAGGGCGGCGGCCTGCGTAGCTCCCCAGACCGTCCACCATGTGCCGTTGGCGGTGAGCATATCCGCGGTTCCGCCGGGGCCGGCGGCGGCAGTGGCGATGCCGCCGTCAATCATGCTTAGTGCGCGCTCAGCGGCCAGCAGGTCCAGGGTGGTGCGGGCATTATGCCGGATGGCATCATCTCCTGCGGAGATCATGTCTTGGTTGCTCGGGGTGAGGAAGCCGGCGGCGCGGGCTTCGGCGTCAGTTGCCATTAGTGCGGTGTTCTCCTTTTAGGCGTTTCCCCAGGTGCGGGGGTCGGTATTCCATGCGTGCTGGGCGGATTCCCAGGTGCGGGCGGGCACCGGCGGCGATATTTCACCAACGGCGACGTGCGCCGGAACCAGGGACAGTTCCAGTTCCCAGGCATCGGGGCTGATGTGTTCGCGGATGCCTTCGGCGTAGTGGATGCCCTGAAGTTGGCTGTACCAGTCGCCGGAGAGGTATACAGGGTCGCCGGCTTCCAGGGACAGCAGCTGGCCGGCCTGGCGGCGGTGCGTTTCGTGCGGGCTGGTTATCAGGGCCAGCAGGTCCACTGTCACCGACGGCACCGCGTAGGAACTTTGCCAGTCCTGTGCGCGCTGCGCGTAGGCTTCCATGGTTGGCTGGCTGGTATCGGTGAACTTGACGTGACTCATGTCCACGGCCACGGTTTCGGGGATGGTGCTGTCCGCTTCGCCGTAGGTGGAGCCCACCAGGACATTCGATGCGTTTACGTAGGTCAGCCGGAAGTTTCGCGGAATCATATCGTTGGATTGTTCCCAGCGGGCCGGGGCCAGTACCTGCGAACGGGTCAGCGGGATGGCGGAAGCCATACCAGCCACTGCGCGGTCCCTGCGGAATTTGTGCGTCAGTATCTGCGATGCGCCGGTGCGGGTGTCGCGCACCAGGATGCCCAGGTCCGTGGTGTATTTGCCGATCAGGTCCGAATAGGTGCCGGGGGCCGGGGCGGTATGGACTGTGCCGTGCTGCGGTATGTCAGCCATCCGAACCGGGGTAATACGTCCTTCCAGCCGCCGGGGCGTCATCAGCTGGTTGATGATGGCATGCACCGATTGGCCGGCGGGGATGGTCTGGATGGTGTGATCTCGGGGCAGCTGCGCGGTCCAGGATGCGGCCATAAATCTGGTGGAGCGGTGCCGGATTATTCCCCGGTCGTCGATGGACTGACGCCCGATGCGGCCGGTAAAGCGGCGTTGGATGGTGGCAGCGGTGGCGCCGGTGGCAGCGGCTACCAGGTCGGCGCCGGAGCCGGTCAGAACTAGGGTGCAGTGCTTGCCGGTGCGCACCGAATTGGAACTGGATACTTCCAGTTCCAGGGTGGAGGGGAACACTCCGCCGCCGCGTCCGCTGTGTCCCCGGTTGATGGTGGCGGACCGGATGGTGTGATCGTTCCAGCTTGTTCCGTCGTTGGTGGCAAAACTGAACAGGGGCGCGGCGGGCTTTAGCTTGCGGTAGAGGCGTGTCATGCTCCACCGCTAACAAGCGATTCTTCTTCACGCAGGATGCGGCGAATCTCGCGGGCTACTCCTACCCGGTCAGTCACCAGGCCGGTGAAATTTATCTCCACTTTCCGTGGCGCCGGTGCCGGGCGGGGGGCGGTGCCGGCGGCGCGGATGCTGCCGATTAGTGCAGCCGGGCCGGGGCTGTAGCTGGCAACCATCGGGGTGGCGGCGGCTGTCATCAGGCCGGCGTCGGTGGCGGCCATCATCGGGGTGGCCATGGCCATCATCGGGGTGCTGGCAGCGGCTGCGGCGCCGGTGTCCACTGCCACGCTGTTGGCGTCATTCTTGGCGCCGAACAGTCCCTGGAACCATCCGATGGCATCCTTTACCCAGCCGATGGTGCCCTGGATGGCGGTATCGATGGCGCCGAACACAATGCCGGCGGAAGTCTTCAGGGCCAGCAGGGCGCCGTCGATGCCGCCGATGGGTCCCAGTACACCATCCAGCCATTCGATAACGTTTTGCACAGCCTGGACCAGTCCATCCCAGACCAGCTTCCCGGCAGCCCACATGGCATCGACGCCATCTTTGAACCAGCCGACATTGTTGTACGCCCAGATGATGCCGGCCACCAGGCCGGCCACCAGGGCGATGATAAGTCCGATTGGGTTGGCGGACATCGCAGCGTTCCATAGCCACTGTGCTGCGGTGGCCATGGCCATGGCCACGCGGGCGGCCACCATAATGGCGTTCCAGGCGGCCATCGCGCCGTTGACTATCCACACCGTGCCGGCCAGGGCTGCGATTCCCACGGCGACGGGACCGATGATGGGGGCGAATTCGGTGAGCTTGGCCAGGACCGGCTGAAGCACCGGCAGGGCGCCGGCGGCCACGTCCTGAAGTGAGCCCAGGGCTGTGCGCTTGAATTCTTCCAGGGCCACACCGGGGCCGGTGTTCAGCTTTTCGCCCATGGCTTCGGCGGCGCCGGCGACGTCCTGGAACGCGTCGCCCAGCGGGTCGATCTGGCCCAGGAAGTTCGGTATCTGGTCGGTTCCCAGGTCTTCCAGCGGGGTGCCGAACAGTGCGACGGCGGCCTGCGACTGGGCCAGCGGGTCACTCATTCCCTGAAGGCCGGCCACGATTTCACCGAAGGCCGTTTTTGCGTCTTCGCCGCCGGCCAGCATGCGCCGGGCGGTGTCGTCGGCATTCAGTCCCATGGCTTCATAGGCGGCCACCGAAGCGGCGGAACCGTCGGTGGAACGGATGGTGAGTTCCTTCAGGGCGTCGCCCATCTTGTCCACACCGATGGCACCCTGCGCGGACGCGTTCACCATAATGCCGGCGACGGTGGATGCGTCCAGTCCCAGGGCTGCGTAGTGCTTCGAGTACTCGGTCAGGGACGGCAGGATTTCATCGCGCACCCCGGCCGGCACCCGCTGCATAGCCGATGTGATGGTATCCATAGCCTGGTCAGCGTCGGCGGCCAGCCCGGAATTGAGCATGGCGCCGGCGGCGGTGGTCGCTTCGGCCACGTCGGCATCGAACGCGCCGGCCAGGTCCAGGGCCTTTTTGGTCAGCCGTTCCAGGTCGGCGCCGCCGTTGGCGCTCACGGTGGTGAGTGTGGAGCCCACCGCGCCGATGGCGTTATTTACGTCTTCGAGGGATTCCCCATATGCGTCGCGGTACAGGTCCCCGGCCAGGGCGCCGGCGGCTTCGGCGTCGGCGGCGGACAGGTCCAGCTGCGCGGCCAGCTTGTTTTCCAGGCTGTCGGCGGCGATGGCATCGGCCATGCCTTTCATCAGCCCGGCGCCGGCAGCCAGGCCGGCCACCTTCAGCCCGTTTTCCATGGCGCCGGCGGCCTTCTCGAGGTCGCTCAGTTCCTTTTTGGTGGTGGCGGCAGCGCGCTGCGCGCTGGTGGCGTCTCCGATGATCTTCAGAGACAGCACAGCGGTTTTGCCGGCCATGGTTACTTCCTTCGGTTCCGTTCCTGCTCTTGCAGAATGTGAATTGCGGTGGCGATGGTTTCGGGGGATTCAGCGGCCCAGCTGGCCACCGGTATGCCGGTGGCCAGGGCCAGGGCCACTAGTAGGTAGTGGGCTGAACTGTCGGGGTGTCTTTTCCCAGGCCGGTGGCGCCGCCCAGGTCCACTTCGTCATCGGCCGGTTCGGTGTCGTTCTCCCCGGTGTCGGCGGTCACTTCCAGGGTGTTGGCCAGGAAGTCTTCCCAGCCTTCGGCCACCGTGCCTTCACGGCGCGCAGCGTTCCAGGCACGGAACGGCTGAAGCGTGAGCATGTTCTGCTGAAGAGTTCCCCGGCGCGGGTCTTTGCGCAGGAAGGCTTCGAAGGCGATCGTGTCGGCCAGGTTCGGGGTCACCGAAATTTCGGTGCCGTCGGTGCGGGTGATGGTCAGGCGCTTGATGGCCATGGGTTAGCTTCCTTTGACTCGGGCAATGAGTTTTTCCATGTGCTTCATATAGACGGGCATCCATACCGGTTCGGTGGCTTGGGCGCCGTCGTTCAGGAAAAACGCTGGTTTGATGTTCCGGCCGGGCCAGCCGTAGTTGATCGGCCCGGCGTGCGGTGCGCGTTTGGTGCCGACGCGCACAATGCCGGCGGTTTTGGTGCCGGCGGCACGGATGGTGCCGGCCAGCCGGCCACTGATGCGCGGCACACGTTTGGCGGCGCCGCCGGCAGCGATGCCGGCGGCATCCTTGTTGGCGGCCTTCAGATCGTTGATGCCGTCTTCCAGGTCAGCCAGCCCGGCACGCAGCTGCCGTCCACCGTCCAGGCGCAGTTCGATGGCCGGCATGGCTGTTTAGAGTCCGGCGTCGAGGTCGTACGGCGTCGGTTCCCCGATGCAACGGAATTCGAAGTCGGACGTGTTGCGGGCCTTCACGTCTCCACCGACTTCCAGCGGAACCACTTTGACTTCCCCGCGCCATCCATAGTCGGATTCGGCGTTATTGGGGATGAATTCGAACGGGAAGCGCTGAAGCCGGTTGTCATAGCACCAGCGCACCAGCCCTTCGCGGTCGTAGGACTGGTGCAGGGTGCCGGCCAGTACCCAGTCGATGGAGTCGTCTCCGTCGATTTCTTCCCCGGAGAGGACCGGAATGGGGTCTTCTTCGTTCACCGACGGGGACAGGCGCACATTGGTGGCCTGTGCGGCGAATTCGGTGGCGTCGCCGGCGTCTCCCAGGCGCAGGGTGCCGGGGCCTAGGCGGTGGGCTGTTGCGGGCATGTTGTTCTCCTTAGAACGCGTCAGTGAAGGTCAGGACGTAGGCGGGATAATCGGTGCCGGATGGAACCGAAAAATTGGCCGGCTTGGCGCTTTCCAGGGCCAGCGGCGTGGCCAGCCGGTGAATAAGGTCATCCAGCACGCCCCAGGCTTGGCGGGCATCCTGGAACGGGCCGGCGGCCAGGTACAGTTCCCATTCGGCGGTGGTGTTATCCCAGGTGGGGAATTCCAGGGCCGGCGGCTGGAGGATGGCTACCGCTTTACCGTCAGCCAGGGCACCGGCAGCGGTGCCGGGCTCAGTGGTCACGTGGGTGCCGGTGCCGGCCAGGGCGAAACTGATTTCAGCCGTCCAGTGATCGGCGCGTTCGATGGTCGGTGTCATCATCCGATGGGTGCCTTCATGTACGGGCGCAGCACGTCATAGGCTGCCTTCAGCGGGTCACGTGCGATGCGTAGCGGGGTGAAGGTGTCCGGGGAATCACCGAAGCCGGCCACACCGTTACGGCTGGTGCGGCGGTGGTACAGTTCGGCACCGACTTCCAGGGCGGCGCGGGAAAGTATCGCTGCCGGCGGTTCGCGGCGCAGGTTGTCTTCGGTGGCGTAGCCGGCCACCATCGCGCTGGCTTCCTCCGCGCATTCCTTGGCATAGTCGGATGCCGGCAGCGTGGCCGCTTCCCCGACGTACTTGGCCAGGCGCGCCGGGTCCAGGTTGATGGTGGCCATCGGCTTAGGCGCCCAGTCGGACCGGCAGCACAGCTTCCGGGAACGGGGTGGTGATGGCGGTGTACCCGTACAGGGACAGCTGCTTGGTCAGGTTGATGATGTTTTCATCCTGAAGCTGGAACGGGGCACCGGGGGATTCGAGGGTTTCCAGGGCCACCGAATCGTAGAATGCCAGCCGGCCACGGGTGGCGCGGGAACCCACCAGCGATACCGGCAGATTGGCCAGGGAACCGTCCAGGGCCTTCAGGTTCAGTTCTCCCACCATGTTCATGCCGGTGCCGTAGACGTTCATCAGCCGGCGGCCGTCGCCGTCGGTCAGCCGGTTCAGGCGCTTGAACTGGTCCACCGAAGCATGCATGCCTTCGAGGGCAAACCCGCGTTCTTCGAAAATAAGGGCGGCGTCGATAACACCGTCCAGGAAGTCGTCGGCGTCGGCGGCGGCGGACAGGTCCAGGGCGGCGTCCGGGGCAGTCTCGGGGGCCAGGGCCAGCCGGTCATCCATCAGCTTGAAATACGCGGTGCGGGCACGCATTTCGGTGGCGCGGGCGTACTTCAGAATCATGGCTTTCCAGAGCGTGTCCAGCGTGCTGATGGTGGCGCGCTGCACTGCCTGGAAAGACAGTTCCGTGTATCCGCCGTCGGTTTCCACCGGGGCGCTGGCGGTGTCGAAAACGATCTTGCCGGGGCCGGCCAGGGTGTCGCCTTCGTTCTCCTGCTTGGCTACCTGAGTGGTGTCGGACTTGATCTTGGCGTATTCCACCGTCATGCCGGTGGCCGGCAGGGACTTGCGGCCGAAGGTGTTCACGATGCGGCGGCGGTCTTCTACCAGCTTGAAGTACTCGCCCATCCAGGATTCCTTCACGATGGCATCAGAGAGCGTGCCGCCGGTGAAGTCGCGGTGCAGGTTCATGGCGGTTTCATCGCCGCTGGCCACTGCCTGGACGAATGCGCCGATGCTGCGGAATTCGGGAACGGACGGGGCGGGGGCGCTGGTGCCGGCTTCCAGCTTGCCGATGCTGCGGCGGATTTCTTCCATCCCGCTTTCCAGCGGTTCCAGGGCGTCGCGGGTCAGGGTCTCAGTCTCCACAGGGGTTTCCTTTTTCTCTTGGGTGCCGGGGCGGCGGGCTGCGCGGGTTGCGCTGATCTTGGCGGTTTCGTAGGCCGGGAAAGACACCAGCGAAAATTCGCGGTCCCGTACCTTGGTGTGGATGATGGTTTCCGTGCCGTCGTCGGCGCGTTCGGTGCGCCATTCCACCGGCTCAAAACCGATGGACAGGGAGTCGACGGCGCCGTCTTCCAGCAGCGTCCAGGCGTCGCGGCCCTGTGCGGTGTCGCTGATTTTGGCGGTAATTTCCAGGCCGTCGGCGGTGTCGCGCTTGGCCACTACCCGGCCGATAACCTCGCGGTGCTGCCAGTAGAGCTTCGCGTTGGATTCCAGGTCGATGGCGCCGGGCTCGAAGCGTTCCTTCCAGCCCCATCCGGAATCGTAGGTTTCGCCGTACGGCACGCCCAGGCCAGTGATTTCGCGCTTGGCGGTGTCCTTGGAACGGATGCGCAGGGAACGGACCATCAGGCCGTCATCGTTGGTCAGCTGGTCCAGGTTCATGCGGGGGCTTCACTTTCGGCCGGGGCGGGTGCGGGGGCGGGGTTTTTCGCGGCCATGGTGGCGCGCTGCGTGTCGGTCAGCGGCGGCAGGTTTTCGATGGCGCGCACTTCGTCATCCACCAGGAAGCCGGCATTCAGGCCAATCTGGTGGGCTTCGTAGCGGGTTTTCGTATCGGAGCGCAGCAGGGCGTCGAGGTTGAACCGCACCGTCTGGCCGTAGGGCAGCAGGTCGGTCAGGGCGTCTTCGATTTCGCGCAGGTACGCCATCAGGGTGAAGCGGGTGAACGCTATCCAGTCCTGTTCCACGTTGCTGTAGGTCATTGCGGAACCTTCCACGGCGGCCAGCATCAGGGAAGCCGGGGTGCCGAACAGGCGGGCCAGCTGGGTGGTGGTGAACTGCTGCGATTCCAGCCACTGCGCGTCGGCCGGCTTCAGCAGCAGCGGCTCATAGCTGGTGCCCTTTCCCAGGACTTTCAGCCGGTCGGCAATGGTGCCGTTTTGCGCGGTGAACTGCTCGCGGTACTGCTTGGCGTCATCGGGGGTCAGAATCTGCTCACTGGTCAGGATGCCGTCGGGCACTGTGCCTTCGGAAAACCAGTTGCTGGCGTAGTCGCGGAGGTCCAGGGCGCCGGCGATTTCGGCCTGCGCGGCCTGGATGGGACCCAGCCCGCGCAGCTGGCCGGGAAGGCGCAGCAGGGATAGCTGCGTGATTTCGTCGGTGCCGTATTCCTTCCCCTTCCAGGAATACCGGGTGCGGTCGTGCTTGTCTTTGAATACATGCACGTCGTGCGGGTTGAGCGGGGTTACATCCAGCAGCCCGGCGCCGGGGCCGGCGGCGTAGTTGCGCAGCCAGAACGCGTCACCGGATGCGGCCATGGAAGTCACCGTGTATTTGATGAACTGGCTCGGGGACATGTCCAGGCAGGGGCGCTTGATGACGGTGGGAACCTTCCCCGCCGGCAGCCGGCTGCCGCTGCGTTCCACGTCGATGCTGATTTGCGCGGCGCTGGTGGTCAGCAGCTGAAAGGCACGGTAGATGGTGCTGTGCGTGACGGCGCGGGCGGCCGGCACGGCGCGGCCGGCGGGCAGCCGGGCCGGGGGCACCGGCGCCGATGATGCGGTGGCAGCAGGTGCGGCGACGGCGGCACGCGGGGTGATTCCCAGGGCGGTGGCGACGGTTCGCAGCAGGTCAGGCATGGGGGAAACTCTGCTGCCGGCTATGACGGTGCGGCAAGCCGGGCATGCCATTGGCGGGCGTTGGTTGCCATTGCTTGCCGTTGGCGGCGGCGCCGGGCATAAAAATGACCCGCAAGCCTTCGGGGGTGTGAAGGCTTGCGGGCCGGGTGCCGGCGGTCTCAGGACCGGCAACACACACTATACCGCACCGACATATGCCGGCGGATTAGAACACTTGGATGCCGGCGACCTCGGGCAGATGGTCCACGCCCCAGGAAGAATTCGTGCCGGCTTCCAGGGCGCTGATGGAACCCACCGATGCGCGGCGTCCCCACAGCCATGCGCCGTCGGACACACTGCGCTTGGCGGCCAGCTGCGCGGCTTGGTCCAGGGCAGGGTGCGGGCGGTGATACCAGGAGCGCTTCCAGGTTTCGGGCGCCTTGGGCGGGCGCACCAGCCCGGCGAACAGGGACTGGCACGCGGCGGTCACTGAGGAAGTTTTCAGGTCCACCAGCGGAATGCCGGCGCGCTGGCACTGGTCGTAAAGGTCAGCGGACGGGCCGAACGGGTCGATGGCGAACGGCGCGCCGTGCTTGGCATGCAGTTCTTTGATGCGGTCCAGGGCGTGCGCGGTGCCGGGGCGGTGGTCCACCACTTCAGTGATTTTGCGGCCGGCAGCGGTGGCCGTGGCGGTGATGCTGGTGTCTCCGCCGTCGATGCCGACGGCGGCGCCGAAACACAGCGGGGCGCCGGCCGGCAGCGGGTCCAGGGTGGCGCCGTCGCGCCAATCTGCTTCCGGGATGACGCGTTCCACCGCACCGGTGCGTTTGTTGCCGTAGGCGCGCATGAATTCGGAGATCCCGAGTTCATCCAGGAACCCGTACAGGTCCGCCATTTCGAACAGGTGGCCGTAGCCGGGATGGTAGCGGGCTGTCAGCTGCATGAATTCATCCACGGCGGCCGGGTCGGACAGGTCAGGCTGCGCGGTGTCCAGGGGAATACCGAAGTCAAAAAAGGCGGTGTCCTCGGGAATGTTCCCGGCGCGCAGGTCATCCAATAGACCGTTCCAGAATGTGGAATCGGCGGTGCCCTCGGTGGACATTACCCACAGCTGCGGGCGCTGGCCGGTGAGCTTGCGGCGCGTGGTCGTCGTCGGCACGATGGCGCCCAACAGCGCTTTGCTGTTGACGGTGTTGAAAAACCAGCCTTCGTCAATCGTGTTTTTGTCGGACTGCTTGGAGTGCAGGGAATCGGCGGTGGGCGGGTGCGGGCGCAGCACGGAACCATTCAGGAAGGTGAGCTTGGCCGAACCGTTGGACCGGCGCACCTTCCCCAGGCGCTTCAGCGGGGATTCTTCGAACACATCGGCCATTTCGAGGAACTTGTCAGTGGCGTGCTGGCCGGATTGGGCGGTATACCAGACTTTCCGGTTCGGTCCCATCAGGCAGTTCTGAATGTCGTTGGCCAGGTCCAGGGTGGTTTTGCCGGCTTGGCGCTGCACACTGACGATAACGCGCCGGTACACCAGTACGCCGTCGTCGTCCACTTCCCCGGCCACGTCAGCCACCAGCCGCTGCCAGGGCAGCAGCGGCTGGCGCAGCGCGCTGGCAGCAGCGGCGGTGTGGCCGCCGTAGGTGGCGCGGTCAGGGTTAGGGGCCGTGTAGTGGCGGGGTTCAACCAGTCCGGGGTACTGGCTTAGCAGCGAAAGCATGTAGGAGGTCCTTCAGGTCATCAGGCAGGGCGTCGGGGTCGGTGGCGTCTTCGGTGGGGTCCAGCAGTTCCAGGGTGGCCACCAGCTGCGCGGATTCCATGGCCACGGCGCGGCCCTTCTGGTTTCCTTTGCTGATGCTGCGGGCCAGCTCTATGGCGGCTTGGATGAGGAAGCGTCTGGACGCCGGAATCGGTTTTTGCGCGTCGATAGCTTCGATTGACTCGCGCACGGATTTTTCCATGGCGGATTCGCCGGGATTCAGGTCGAATAGGGCGCCTTCAGGGGCCGTGGTGGTGGTCATTTTTCAGCCTCCTTTCAGGCTTTTTTTTTGGTGGGATTGGGGGAGAGATGGGCGG